CCAGAAACGACAATGGCCCGTTCACATTGAACGAGCCACTTCGTTTTGACGTCAAGATGTGCCTGGTGCGGCCACCGTGCGACGCAAGCGCCTGCGAGAGTAGGTGAAAAGGCGAATTGCAGTAGATCTGCAGTCTGGGATCGTACATCATGTCAAGCCGGACTTGCAAGATCAGCCCCCCGCAGGTTCAACGCCCGCAGGAGCTTTTCAGCGACAGTCAGTTTGAAATTGACCGTCACTTTAAAGTTGACCGTCAGTTTGAAAGTGACGTCTGCACACGCCTACCAGCCACCTACCTGCTACTCATCTTCACGACTGCGTCCTTGTCTATCGCAGTCCGCTCAGAAAGCTCGACACCTCGCCGAACCAGCTCTGCGCCTCGCTCGACAAGGACCGCGCATCGGGCAAGCTGCTCTCTTTCAGCGTCGCAGGTACCGCCGGCGGCTGCGGACAGTCGACGGCGGGCGGCGTCGGCCTCGAGGCGCACCCTGTCAAGGTCGCCAGACAAGTCACTAGCGCGAGCCAGTGCGGCATCGCGCACCTCCCACGCTTCAACCAGGCTCTGTGCATAGGTTCTCTCCTTCTCACGATACTTGGCCTCAAGGGCCTGCGCACGAGTGGCGTAGTCCTCGCGCAGTTCAGCGATGTCCTGCCCGTACAGGGCGGCGGCATACTGGTAGCCCGCGACGAAGATCCCGACGCCTGCGGCTACAGAACCCGCCGCCTTCATCCAAGAAGCCATCTCGTTTCCTCATCATTTCAACGCGTCACGCCACGCCTTGACTGCCTTCGCCATTCCCCACGCAATCGCTACGCCCCCGAGCGCCAAGAAAACGACGTACATCCCGACAGCCTGCCACGTCAGTTCCTCTTCCATCATCAGCTCTCCAAGCCGCAGTGCGGCTATCAAATTTGGTAAAATATCTCCCATAGACACCTTTCGCGTTTTGGGTCTTACGAGCCGTTCAGGATTCCGCCCCTGAGCGGCTTTTCATTTCTGTGGCGTCTAGCTCACAGCTTCCATCCCTTCACGGGATTCAGGTAGATACCGACGTACTGTGCCTTCTTGTCTCGGGATCCCCACAGCTTCCAACCCACGTTGATCCGCACACAGCACGGCCTGCCGAGCAACCTGTAGTGCTTGATGTAGTACAGCTGGAACGCGATGAGCTTCCCATCGCGGCGGCAACGCCTGCGGCACGTGCCTGACACGCCGTTCGTGTCGGAGGCATTCTCATCGCCAGTCACCTCCCACGAGTCGCTCGAGCGCACCTCGACCCCGAGCACATTGATGTCGAAGCCGTAGCATGTGTTGCGCCACATCCACGCGACTCGACGTTTGTACGTCGCCCAGGCATCCGTCCCCGGCCATCGTTGCCAGTGGCCCTCGTCGCCGTCTGCGTCGTTGTCGTCAGTGGCGAACCAATCGAGCCATTTCGGCAGACGGTGCGTTTCCTTGTCCACGAAGAACGGAAGAACGGGCGCGAGGATCAAGCCGACGAGAAGCATCAGGTAGCTCAGAGGCATCGAAAGAAGCCAACGCAAGTAGACCATCTCAGTCCTCCCCAAGGAAAAGCTTCGCTTCGGACTTGCGGCGGCGGACGAGCCCCGGAAGCTCCTTGCCGCCCGCCTTCGTGATGTCGAGGAACTGATGCGCGGCCTGCTCGACGTCGCCTGCATTGAGGGCCCTCATGAGCCTCGGGCAGTTGTGCACGACATAGGACGCGCCCACGTTGAACGCAAGGCTAACGAGCGCGACGTACTGGCCCTCAGTCACGTGCACATTCACGAACGGCGCAAGGGCCTTGACCACGGCCTCGATGTCCTTGCGCAGGAGCTCACGGCTCTGCGCGTAGGTGATCTCGTCGCCCTCATGCACGTCGGGGCCAGTATGGCCGACGCCGATCGTCCAGATGCCCGCAGGGCACTTGTACGCGACGAGCTTGCAGCCCTCCCATGCCTCAATGAAATCGGCGGCTAGATCCACCGAATATTCAGAAAAGTTTTTCATTTCAAATCCTCCTTGGAAACGCCAAGGCGCTTCCGCACAACCACCTCAATCAGCTTGAGTAACTGCGTACCGCCCCACCCAGCCATGCCAGACAAAGCGCCACACAAGCCATGAGGGAAGCCCTCGTAAACCATCACCTCGTAGCAAATTGCGCCGCAGGCTGCGGAGATCAGACCGTTTAGAAAAAAGTCCCTCCATGTGAACGGCCTCCCCTCCTGAACCATTGCGAGGTACTTCAGAAGGCCGCACAGGCCCGCGAAGCCTGTTGATGCCGCCATCGCCTGTAGCTCGTTTATCACCTCTTTTTCGGGCATCCCGCTTCCCTAATAAAAAAAGCCCCCGATTTCTCGGAGGCCGTGAGTTACTTCGAATTGAAAGGTTCCTATTTCAAGACGTCCGGCGTTTCAGGCCACACCACGTCATAAGGAAAGCCCGCCTGCTGCGGAACATTGCGGAGATCCGTGCGGTACGACTTGACCGCCTTCAAGCCTTCTTCAGTAGCGGGATAGTCCGATTGAAGGTAGTAGTCGCTTTCTGAGAGAAGGGAGTCTCGCTTTGCTCTTGCGGATGCTTCCGACGCTACCAGCTTTTCTTGCGCGGTTTGCGCCGGAGCGCGCAAAAGCGCCCCTTTAGGGAGCGGACCGACCGTAGTACAGACCTTGGGGCTCGCACCAAATTTATCCTCTGGCATCCAATAACGAGTGCCTCGATGATCTTCAACCAGAAGCCACGAACTTCCGTTCCAAACTTGCACAAAGCCTTCTTTTGCGGCCATTGGAACTTTAAAAGTGCAGTTAGCCGAAAGGATATAAACGTCTTCGTCTTTTGCTTTAGATTCGAGGGGATCGCGATAAGCTTCCTGCTTATCGATGAAAACCCCGTTTTCGTCAAATCGATACTCAAACATCTTTTACCCTTAATACTTGATATAAAACCGCGCCGTCACCGCCGGCGGTTGGACGGTGTCAGACTTGCCGTAGACAGAAGAGGCCGCCGATAGCTTAAAGGTCTTTTTGTACGTATTGGTTCCAGCGCCTCGTTGCACATGACCGAAGGGGTCCTCTTCGTTTGTGATGAAAGGACCGGAAACCCATGGGTCGACAGAAATAAAATCGCCGTTGACATCAGGCAACCCCGCCTCCATTTCAATGCCCGCTTCGCCGGATGCTTGAACGAACTTATTAACATAGTTCGGCAGGTTGAACGTCGTTGATCCGTCGCCAGCACCGTATTTGGTACCGATTGCCTCGAAAAGCGCAGCATAAGTCGTCCTGCTTACGGCACCGCCGGAGCAAGGCAAAAACCCTTCCCTCGGAACATCGCAAGCAAACATACAAACCATGCCTGGAGCCAGGCACACAACGTTACCATTGTCATCTGCTTGAAGACCGTCTACAGAGCGTGTAATGTTTTTGTTATCCCAAACCAGCTTCCCTGAGTCGGAACCAACGAGCGACTTAGCAGTTTTCCCGGTGGAAAGCGAAAAGTCGCCAGCACTCTGAGGAGAACTGTTGTCGTACAGGCGCATGATCGCACCGGTATTCCACGCATCGCCGCCGCAAACCTCCAAAAGACGCTCTGTGTCAGACACATACTTCCCGACAAAGCCCTTTTCAGAAAATGAGATGCGACCAGAAATTACGCCACCAGTCAATCGTAAACAATCATCTGTATTGAATGCCGCTCGACCGCCTGGCGTTACACCGTCACCAATATAGACCGCTCGTGTATCTGTGGTCACGACGATTTCACGATTCTTGAGCGTGATCTTTTGAAGCTGAGCAAGCGGCATGCCGCGAATCATCAGCTCGTGATCGCCCAAATCCTGAGACTTAGCAAGCTTGCTTGCAGGAATGCTGTTGTTCTTGACCCACGCCACGGACTGAAGCGCTTCAAGGAATTGCGTCTCCGAAGCCTTCGGCGTCAAGCCGGCCGCCGCGATGACGGACAAGCGAGCCTGATCGGTAATGTAGAACCACGCGGCTCGAGGCGTCGTAGCAGGAATGCCCTTCGCAGGATCGCCAGAAGTTGGATACCCCTCAGAATTCAGGGTCGTAAGATCGGGAGGCGTGTCAATCGCGCCTGCTCCCCAAAAGCCTTTTGTTGCCATCATGGCTCCTTAGTTGTCGTACATAAAAAGAACTTCCACGTGTGCGGGTGCGAGCGCCCGAATCACACACTCAAGCAGGGAGCCGCCCCAACGCGCCAGGGGTTCTTCAACCGTCCAGTCGGGGACAAGTTCCGAGTAGCCGGAACTCACGTCGATCGTGATGCCGACCGTGAAGACTGGCAGCCACCTTTCATCGGCAAGCGGCGCTTCAACGTCATGCTCAACATCGTGCTCAGAGAAGACCGTTACCCTCGCCTTGTAGCCGAGGATTCCCGCCAGCTCTTCGAAGTACTTTGCAGTCAAACCCGAGTTCGACGTGATCTTTGCAAGCAATTCCTGCCGCATCTGCTCGAGCGTAGGATCAGCGATAGTCGCCACGCACTCACTGGGAATGCCGTGATCGTCAAACCATCGCTGAAGCTCTTCGATGCTTGTTCGCGGATCCGACTCTTCAATGACAGACCTCGCTCTTGCATCGACTCTTGCCGCCTCTTTCGACAGCGCGTAAAGGATTGCGTCAAGAGTTCCGTCGCGCTTCCTGTGCCAGATAGGACCACGCGGCAGAAAAGCATTCACAAGATGCTCATAGTCGCTTTCAGTAAATCCCATGCCTCACCTCACACAAAAGTGATCTTGCCAGGCACGAAGATTTCACCCGTTGAGCACGCCACGTCGTCAGCCGGCACCTGAATGCGATAGCTCTTCAGGTCGGAGATGCTGGCGATCGCACGATCAAGCGACGTGAGCAGAATCGCCCCAGAAGGAGACGACTCTGCAACGATCGTCTGCGCGATCGCGCCTTCAACCTGCTGTCGCAGTCGTTCCGTATCGGGCAGGATGTCGACCGTCATATCAAGCTTCTTCGGTATCGGAGCAACGACATGCAGCACGGTCGTGATTGGCATCTCAGCCTCGATGTACTCCTTAACCGTCTTGATCATCTGAGCGTTCGGTATCCCGTTCTCTGTCATGTCATCGGTCATGAAGCGCACGGTAACGTGGCCGTTGCCAAGCTCCTTCGGGAAGCACCAAGCACGAGTGACGCCCGGCACTTCCAAAGCCCACTTTACGTAGTCCTGCTTCGTGCCCGCTTTCGGCGGAGACTTCTGACGGAAGAGAAGGCGTTCTCTCAACGCCTCATCGTCCTCGGCGTCAGCACCTCCAGTCAGCTCGCCTGCCGTACACGTCGACTGGACGCCTTCAACCGGAGAAACGAGAGTCAGCTCCATGCCGTCGGCGGCATTACCGGATGCACCTGCAACTGCTGCGCGGATAGCGGTCTGACCGTCGGCACTGTCGCCAGTCGTCACGTAAACAACTCCGTCCGCAGTCTGAAGCTGAGTGCCTTCAGGCACGACTCCCGTTCCGACGAAAGTCACGGTACCTGTCGCATAGGACGCCGCCTTGCGATAAATCGCATACTCCGACGCCCGACGCTCAAGGTATGCGCCTTCGGCCGTGGAGCTGAAAATCTGTCTCAGAACAAAATTGATGTGGCCGTGGAGCGTGTGCGATACACCCGCGATTACTCGGCTCAGCACAGGCACGAGCGTCCAGCGCATCGACTTTTTGCCGAGACGACTCTCAGCGTCAGACTGGACGCGCGAAATAAGGTCCTGAATTGTTGGTCTCTCAAATGCCATTCAAAACGTCCTTGAAAACTGCGTCAAAAGCCCTTTCGCTTTGACGCTTGAAAAGCACTACGCGCAGATCGACCTGATCGGCCGCCGCACCCCGAACGGCACTCACGGTAATGCGCTCAACCAAGCGATCGTCGATCATCCATTGAAGCGCCTCTTTTGCATAAGCCTCAGCCCGCTGAAGCGTTAGCGGAAGAATCTTTTCTCGCTGAAGAAGCCATAGCCTCGAGCCGATGCGATCACCTGCAACGGCCGCATAGGTATCTCCCCACCAGCCCTGTCGATTAGGTGCTTTGATGCCGTCATCTTCCTCAGATTTGCGCCAAGAAAAAAGGCTGATCAGCACAGCTTGCGCCAGCTCATCAGCCTGAAAAGTCGTGATGTCGGTTTCTTGACCGTTCACACGTAGTTCCATCGTTCACCTCACTTAGGTGCGGAAGTGTCTGCGCCGTCGCCCTGTTCGGTATGCACGTGAGACATAAGCGAGATGCCGCCTGCGGTAATGTCGCTCGTTGTCGTGAGGGAGCCGGTGACGCTTGCACCAGAGCCGCCGCTCACAGCGAGACCGCCTAGGACAGTCAGGCTCTTGTCGATCGTCATCGCGCCAGTGACATGAAGCGAAGCCGAGTCGATCGTAACGGCTGACGCCTTGACTGTGACGTTGCCAGCAACAGTCGCAGAAACGTCACCTCCTACGCTTTCAGTGACACTGCCGCCGACGGTAATTTCCGTGTCCTTGTCAACCGTTGCGTGCAGCCACCCGGGCGTGTAGACCTCGAGGCCTTCTCTGGTGAGATGGACCTTCTGGCCGAGATCGTCAAAGATTGCTACCTCGCCAGCCTTGAGCGGCTTCAAGCGATAGCGTCGATCAGCAATCGTGAAAACAATCCCGTGCGATCGATCGCCATCAAAGAAGAGCGTAAAGGCTTCAGCTTCGGGAAGCGGCTCAGAAGTGAAACCATACGGCTCAACGTGCTCGAGATCGTCGCGCACCTCGTCAGCTAGAAGTCTCACCTGCACCGAGCGCATCTTTTTTGCACCGTCGGCAAGCGTCATGACGCCGCGGGCGAAGAAATCAGAAAGTCTGCTCATAAAATAAAAGCGACCGTATTGCTACGATCGCTCAATTGCTTTGTTGGCTGGAGGGTCAGTTTTTACGTTCCCATGTGTCCTTGTCAACCTGCGTCCATTCTTCTGTGTCTGAGGATCCGTGACGCCAGACTGTGACAGACCCGTCGAGATTCTTGTGAATCTTCTCGACTTGACCGACACGCCGTTCGTCAACTGGCCGACTGCCTCCCGTATTGCCCGGCTCTCTGTGGTACTTCAGGCAATCCGACCAAGTTCCGAACTTATTCCATCCGGCTTCGTCGCAGACAACGCCAGCAAAACAAGCACTCTGTAATGACACAAGAACAAGAAGCAGCGCAAACCTTTTCATTTGACAACCCCCACCCACGGATTCGCCTTTTTTTCTCCGTCGGAAGACGAGCCGTCACGCTTGTAGCCGTCACGGCCTAGCACAGTCAGCGTTGTTGTCATGCCTTGACTGGACAGAGAAAAGGAGAGCTTGGAAATCAACAAGTTATTCTCTATGCCTAGCAGTCTATCAACGATGCGAACCATTGCATTGACCTTCCACAAGCTTCCGTCACTCTGCCGCCAGCCTTGCACCGTGTACGTAGCAGACTTGTACTGCGCTTCGCGATAACGCTTCTCGAAGTCGGCTCGCTTGCCGCAAGTCATCTTCGAACTCTGCCCCTTATCCTTGATGACAAGAAGCCTAGGACGAGTCACGAGCTGGGAGTCGACGATGCCCTTGTCCTCTGCCGCGGTCCTGCCGAAGTCGGTATCCGTGCCAGCATGCTGACCAAGGACGACGTATCTGCTGTAGAGCTTCGATGCGTCGAAGTTTGCACTACCGGAAAGAATGTTCTTTCCCAGCTCGAGCGCATCGGCACAGTCACCCGCTTCACCCGGCTCGACAATGACCAGATCGCCGGCCTCATCGTCCATAACGACCAGATTGTCCTTGGTGATTAGGCGGTTAATCGACTCCTTGACCTTCTCGCCGGGAACGATTGTGTGATCTGACAGCCTTTCGCCGATATCGGCCGCGGCGTGAACGGCAATGCCGTAAGGCGCAGCCAGTGAAGCTATGATCTCAGAAGTTTTAATGTTCTTCCACGAAGTCGTCTGAACGCTCGAGGCGGGAACTTCATGCTTCTTTCCATCTTTGCCGACAACGACGCCTGTCCAGGCATTGTCACCCTTTGAAGCAATCGCCCCATACTTCGCCACGGGACAGCAGTCAACTAGATCGACCGTCTTGGACTTACCGTCGACAGTGACTGTGATTGACGTGCCGCTGTACGTCACATTCACGTGGTCAATATAGCCGGTGCAAATCAAGTCGTCGCCGATGAAAAGCCGTACCTGATCCCCATTGCGAAGGCGATGGAAATCCACGTTGCCGGGGAACGTATCAGTCACCGAAAGCTTGAAGCCTCTGGTGAGCTGATCCATGCCGATTTCGATGACGGCCGATTTCCAGCCGCCGTACTTCTTGCCGCCTACGCGGACTTCTACACGGTTATCAGCCATCGATCACCTTCAAAGAATTTGCACTGCAAAAGCCCTCATGCTCCACGCCGTTTCTGATCGCAATCTCTTGATCGCGATTGGCGTCGTCGTGAAAGTCATACGCATGAACGAGCGCGGGAAGGACTTCGCCAGGCTCAACCACCACAAGTCGATGGCTATCGTCCGCGCGTTCTGTCAGAGCCTCAAAGACTGCCACACGCGCCTTCTCAAGCGCGAGATACGTCTCGTCCGACGTCGTCATGAGAAGCTCTTCGTCTATAACTTCGAGCAGGTCCTGCCGAAGCTGTACGATGTCGTCGTACGACTGCGTAACAGTCGACCTGAGCGATTCGGACGTCTGCGCATCGTCGCCTACGGGATTCGCCCGATCGGACTTCGAGCCTACAAGTGCACTCACGCCAACCATTTGCGCGATGAGAGCCTGACGAATCAAAGTCTCGATCGCTGCACGGTTTTGCAAAACCGTACGCTGAGTACCGGACAACACAGTACTGTCGGCCTTTGCACGAGCAAGTGCCTTTGTGCCTTCACGCAGCTTCTCGTGCTTCGTCAAGTTTTTAAGTTGCTTTGCAACGCGAGACCATGCACGAGCTGACGATGCAAAGCGTGACAGGCCGAGCGCGCCCATCAGGCGAGCTGCAATCGCCTTCGGCCCACCGCTGATCAAGCTAACGATGCTCGAAGCGAGATGAGCGATCTCATCAACTTTGTCAAAGATTGCCGCGAGATCAGCACTGCTGATGATGCCGAGCTTATCGAGCAAATCGCCGGACAGAGCGGCACTTACCCACTCGCTGATTGCTGACAAATCGATGCTGTCACAAAACTCCTGAATCGCCGACTTTTCAAGCTCATCTGCCGCTTCAAGCGCTTGGTTCGAAGCATCGGTACCGACATTCGGGAACTCAAGCTCACCAGACTCGACTGCATTGAGTACAACGCTTGCAGTCCTGGTCGAGTCCGTGAACGTGATCGTCGATGCCTGCTCGAGCGTGCATTTCATCTCACCGAGATGTGGATGCACAAGCGTACCTGCACCGGGGGCTTCGATCGCACCGATCAGCTTTTCTACTTGCTCGATGTAATCGTCACCGACCACGAAAGCAGTGAATGTCAGCTTGCGTGTCGCTCGACCGATGTCCTCAACGTAAGGCTGATCGCGCTGAGGATATTCATGAACGACAGTGCGTCGACCGACCTTCAGATCGATCTTCGTGACGTGAAAAGGAACGCCGCGGAAAGATGCTTGGTATAGCGATTTCTCTTCCTCTTCTTCGCCTTCTACTTCTTCAATCTCTTCAGACATTAGAGGCTATCCTCCATTGCGTATCTGTCGCTGTAGCCGACGTTGCCGGTCAGCTTCATGCCGTCGCCAGACATGTCGGCAAGCTGAGCAGTCGTACCGGGCGACGCGGCAACGCGAACGAGCATCTGACCGCTCATTCGCGTACGGCTTTCAGGCTCGAAAGCCGCAGGTGCTATCTCAGCGCTTCGCTCAGCCGCCTGACCGTTCGACGTTGATACCGATCCGCCAACGCCGAGCATCTTCTTTGCCCAATCGGGCAAGATGCTAGAGAAGTCGAAGCTCGTGAAGAAGTCCTTGATGTAGGATCCGATCTTCACGACCGATGACTTGACGCTCTCGTACCACGAGACAGCCGCATCACCCCATGCACCCGGCAAAAGGTTGAAAGAGGCGACGATCAGATCATCGAGACCGCTGAAAAGCGTCTCGAAGTCGCCTCTGAAAAAGCCCGTGGCGGTCGTCACGATTGCGCTGGCGATTGCACCGAACTTCTCGTAGCACGTCTCAAAAGCACCGACAGCAAAGTCAACGACAGAACCAATGGTCTCTTTAACCGCAGGACCGATGCTGTCCCAATTGGCGATGACAAAGCCCGCGGCCAAAGACAGCGCACCCAGTATCAAACCGATAGGACCAAGCGAGGTAGACGCTACCGCGGCGAACGCCTTCGCGGCAGTAGCAACAGCACCGAAAGACTGGACGAGTCCAAAGAGGCTAGACCCTAGCGAGACGACCGCCATCACGCTCTTGCCCGCGAGCAAAGCACCCATGCCGTAGAGCACCGTATTGAAGCCGCCAAGGGCATTAAAGGCTCGGACGCCATAATCGGCAATCGTCAGGATCGCTGACGCGATGCCCTCAAAGTCGATCTTGTCGATCGCCTCAGCAAAAGATCGAGCAACCTTTTCGAACTTCTCACCGAGCGCACCCTTATTCGCCGCCGCAAGATCGCGGAAGCGGTCGGACATGCTGATGACGATGGGCGACAGACGGAAGCCAATCTCGTGGCCGATCGCGGCAACACTCGCCTTCATGTCGTCCATGTGGTCCGTCATCGTTGCCGCGGCGGCGACTGCGTCATTGCTCATCACAAGTCCGAAGTCTCGAGCCTGCTTGGCTGCATCCGCAAGGCCTTCTGAGCCGGCGGACATCATCGGCACAAGCTTGCGACCGCTTTCCCCCATCAGAGTCATCGCCATCTTTGCGCGAAGAGCAGGATCCTCGTTGCGCTGAATGGCGTCTGCGACCTCTGCAAATACAGTTTCAACTGGACGAAGATTTCCCGTCGCATCCTTTGCCGAGATGCCCAACGCTTCGAAAAGCTGAGCCGCGGGACCCGTGCCACCAGCTGCGGTTTCCGTCAAGTTCTTGGCAAGGTCCTTTAGGGAGTCTTCCAGAATCTCCTGAGAAGCGCCGGCATGAGTGGCCGCGAACGTCCACTCTTGAAGAGTCTCAGCACTTACGCCGACGCGGGCAGACATCTTGTCGATGCCGTCACCAACTTGCGAAAAGTTAGTGATCGCAGACTGGACACTGAAGCCGACAGCACCAGCGATCGCGGTGAAAGGAGCACCAATTGCCGATGCAACTTCTTTAGCTTGATCGCCGAATTCTTGAAAAGAACTCTGAGCAAGCTTCAGCTGACGATTCAAGTCCTTAAACTCGGTCGACTCAAGTGCCTGCTTGAAGCCATTCCACCTTTGAGTGACAGCGCTCAGGACGGGCGACATCGTATCGCGCACCGCCATGATAGCGGTCATTCGAAAATCTTTATTCGCCACTTAGTTTCTCCTGAATGCGATTCCACTGATCAACGTAGAGCCTCAGCTGTGAAAGCGGAAGCTCTAGCGCATCACCCGGCCGAAGCCGCCACCAATAGGCGGCCTCGAAAGCCAGGTCGATCAGCTCTTTTGCTGAGGCTCGCGGGAAGGCGAAAAAAAAGCGACGACGCGATACAGAAGCATCGTGTAATCGCGCAGTGCGATCTTCTCGACCACCGAAGGCGGAATCCCTGCGAGGCGAGAGATGTACTTGGCGCATACCGCCGGCACAGGCTCAGACATGAGCAATGCATCGAGCTTGAAAGGAAGGCCGAGGTCGTTGACGTCCTTTGTCGTCGGTTCGCGAAGCGTCAGCTCGACGATTTCCGTAGTGCCGTGCTGGATCGGCTTAGAAAGCGTGAAGGTTTCCATCAGCCAAGCTCCCCATTCATACCTTCCCACTTGATCGTGAGAGTACCGTCGATCGGCTTGTAGGCGATCGTGTCAACCGCATACGCATCGGACAAGGTGTAGACCATCCCGTTTGCGCACTCGACCGTGATCGTCTGAGCCGTGTTTTCCTTGATGTCTTCAATCGGAAAGCCTGCCGGCACGATGAAGTCACCGCTGACGTACGGAGCGACGACGGTTTCCTTGTAGCCGGCAACGCCCGTCGTAGAAAGCAGCGTCTCACGCTGAACGGACGTCAGCGGGAATTCAACGTTCCCCTGCAATTCGAGTTGCTGGCCGTTGACCTTGACGAAGCAAGTACCTGCAATTTTCTTACCCATGATTACTCCTGATACTGAAGGCGGAACTGGTTAAGTACCGCAAAAATCCTGAGCTGGTTCACGTAGTCAGGCGGGAACAGCACATCCAGTCGGTTGGGATTGTTGACGTTACGCTCAACGATCAGATACTTCTTGAAGAGGTCGGCATTCTCCACGATGCCTTCGAGTTCAAGGCGTCGATAGAGTGCGATCAGCTCGCCACGAATCACGGACGGAGTGACGATCGCCTGACCTGCACCGAAGCGCGTGCCGTCGGACGCCAGCTTGTGGCGAGCGTACTTCGTCGTGATGATTGACTTCATCTGACGCAGGACATAAGCCGACGTGTGAAGCGTTTCACTATCTAGGTACGAAGCATCAGCATCACCAAAGGCGTTCTTCTGATACGTCGTGATCGCACGCTCGATCATGACGGTGCCGGACACTGTGTAAAGCGTGGCAATGCCGTTCTCGAGAAGCGTCTGGCGATCCGTCTGGGCGAATCGGCAGCCTTCAGGCGAAGCCATCACGCCAGCCAGAACGCCCGTCTGAGTCGGTCGAGCCGGATCAGCGGAAATGAATACCGCCGTGCGACCAAGATAAGCCGCAAGCACCTCAGCGGAATGCGTCGGAAGACTCGGCTCGATGCCGATGACGGACTCGTGCTGATTGTTTCGCGTCTTGCCGAAGGCGACCAGAACATTCACGTCACCACGCTTTGCCGTGTACACGTGGCCGAAGGTCATCTGGAACGGAGACCAACGGCCGCTGGTGTCGTTCATCTTTTCGGAAAGCTTGTCAAGAGTATCGGCATCACAGTACGGGCATCCAATGAAGTCGTACTGTTCATCGCCCATGGCATCAAGAGCGGCAGAAATATCGGGATCAGTCGCCCCCTTCGACATAGCCGTGATCTCAACGCCGAGGCCCGTGACAGTCGTTTCACCGTTGATTGCGCCGCGAAGGTTAACCGCGAGCTGAATGTCATTGCCGACGGTGCCCTTGTTCTTCGCCGTAACAGTTACAACGCCAGACGCGGCCTGAGCCGTGATCGGGAGGTCCTTGTTGAGAGTGATCGCGTCGGCAATTGCCTTGGCAGCGGCCTCAGCAGTCATCTTGTTCGTGACCGACACCTGAACACGGTCGGAGCCGACATACAGGCTGATCGTGCCTGCTTCAGCAGCCGTGCCGGTGCAAGTGATCTTGCCCGTCGCGGCCGTGCCCGTACCGTCGGCAACAGGAATCACAACCAGCTGACCGAAGCTGTCGACGGATCGATAGGCTTCAACCATGCGGGCAATCATCGAGCCGCGGCCGAAGAGTTCTTTTGCCATTGCGGCAGTCGAGACGTAGACGGGCTTACCGGCCTCGGCCTTGCCTTCACCCATCTGACCGATGAGCAAGGAAGCCGTCTGGCTCGTCGGCGTCGCCGCCGCAGAGTTGTCCATCTCGGCATAAAAAAGCGGCACTCGAATGCCGCTGGAGATTGTGTTAAAGCTCACACTCATTTGAATTCCACCTTAAAGTGAGCCTCTGGACGACCGTCAGGTCTACCAGTGGCGGAGGGTTCAATTTGATCGACGTCGACGTCCATACCTTCAAGCTCAGGAAGACCTGGGAAGCCGTCAAGGCCGGGAAGGCCATCAAGTTCTACCTGCTGATACGTGTCCGACAAATCGAGATACGTCTCAAAGGAGAACTCAAGCTGGTAGGCGAGTCGTGCATCGTCCATATAAACAAGCGATCCTCCCTCATAGACAATTTCCGAGTGCTCGTCCTTCGGCTCCTGTTGCCACGAAAGCAAGGCGCGGAACAACTCAGGCTTGAGAGAATCAAGCGTCGCTGTCGCGCCTTGACCGCGGACGTCAGCCGTATTGCTCACCAGTACGATCACTCCGAAAGTATTCGTGACCGTCTGGTAATAGCCGTTCTGGCTTTCGTTCTCTGAGGCGTCTTCACGAAGCGGTACGACGTAGGCAGCAGGCATAGCCGGGGCGTGCTCTATCGTCAAGCCCGCCCACTCTGCCGCGCCTGCGAACCGACGCTCGAAAGTCGGGCATCGTTTGCGAAGTGCATTGATGATTGAAGTCAGATTCATTTGATTGCTTCTCCAAGCGCGTCAAACATCTCAGACTGAAATGTCTTCGCGTACTTGTCGGCGGCTTCAGGCACAAAGTTCTTGCGAGGCGCAGCCACCTTCTTGCCAGAACGCTTTTTGTGCGCTCTAGCTTCTTGAGCCGTCTCGCTGTTCGGGCCTCGATGACCGTAGACAACGAAAGCCGGGTAGTACACGGGCATCGCCTGTGTCTTTGTCGGATAAACCGCAACGGAATACCCGGACTTCGACACTTTGACCTTGATCGACTTCTGCATCGAGCCGGTCTGCTTGCCTGGGAACTGCCCAGCTTCAGAAACGGCCTTGCGCGAAATCAGCTGGCGAGCGATTTTACGAACCGCATTGCCCGATTTGCGCAGAGGTTGCTTCAAAGCCTTCGCGTCATAGTCGATGCGCTTAAAGCCAGGATCCACCGAGACGCCGACCAGCATGATCAGATACCCCCTTCTCTTCGCAATCAATAACAGTGAAGCGGTCAGCACCACCAAGATCAGCAACACGCCTGATGAGGTAAGAAACACCGTCGATCGTCAGCGTGCTGGCGGTCGTCAGGTCCTGCGACCGTGTCTTACCGGTGATGCGGCGCACCGTCACGCGATGCGTCACAGCGCTTTCAACTTGCTTCGTGCCGAAGTAGATGCCCGCGCCGACAACCTCGAGTTGTCCCCAAACCGTTACCTTCTTTTCCACCTGAGCCGTGAAGCCGGCGGAAGCGTCGGGAACGTGAGAGACAACCGAGATCGTGACGCGACGATTCATCTTTCCAATCTCAGGCCGTTTCATTTCCATGTCCTGAAAGGATCTAGCAAGGCATGGAGTTTCGGAAGAGGCGTTACAGCACCTTCAACCGTCGCTTCTCGATGCTCGTAGTAATGACCGACTTGAATCAGGATCCAGCTACGGATCGCGGCTGGGACGTCGGAAGGAGTAGCGCCATAACCGGCAGTCCCCTCGCGCGTGATAAGGCCTCGCTGTAGCTCGTGCTCGGCCATCTGCGTCGCTGAGAGACACAAAGCCTCGATCAGCGCATCGTCATCGTTGTGATCGATGCGGAGATGAAGCTTTGCATCTTCAAGCGTCACGGCAGACAGCGCGGTAGACGTGTCAATCATGACGCCTCCTTATTTAGGCCGTCGGGAGCGTAAGAGAGCCGCCGACAAGAGCCTTGGTGCGTTCGACACCGAAGCCGAGGCGGCGTTCAGCACGAATCGTGACCAAGTTCTTCTGGACGTTGTCGCTGTCCTGCTCGAAGAGTTCGACGGTCATGCCCTGGCGGTTCCAAAGCGTAGCGGCCTGCGTGAAGTCGCCGACAAGGAACTTGCCAGCCGTGATAGCCGGCGTGGTCCAAACAGGCAGGCCCCAAAGGTACTTCGGGGCGACAGAAGCCGGGTGGCCAAGGTAGTAGTCGCCAGAGGCGTTCTTTTCCATCTGCATGGAAGTCCAGTCAGCCGGATTGAGCAAGATGACGTTCGGACGGAAGAAGTTGCGCTCGACCATCGACTTCGCCATCAGAATGAGGTCGAAGCTCGTCGGGTTCTTCGGAAGCTGGTTGAGCTTCGTGATGCCGTGATCCGTGAAGTTGCCCGTGTGAAGGATGCCGCTGAGGTTCTGGCCCGTGCCGTTGCCGGTGACGAGCTGATCTTCGACGACGAGGTCGATGCCGTACACGAGACGCTGATTGATGTAAGCGACAAGAGCCGGAGCATCGGCCATCAGCTGCTTGGACACGCGAGCAAGATGAGCGATCGTCTTGATCGTGCCAGTCTTCGTTTCGAAGGCGGTAGAACCAAACGGCTTCTGAGCACCTTCAGCAACGAAGGCCGCGCCGTTCACGTTGTCGGCTTCCTTTTCCTGAACGTATTCAAAAGCGTTCGTGGTGATCGGAAGCGTCGGGAAGAGGCCTTCAATGGTCAGCGGACGGAAAGCACCTGCGAGGATGCCCGGGCGACGATAAGCCTGAACGATGCCGCCAGTCGGGGTCGTGATCGGGTTGACCGCTTCCTTCTTGTCGAACGTCTCGGCGATTTCGACGCGAGCCTTCTGAGCGGAGCCGTCGCGGAAGGCCTTGAAGCCGTCGGTATCGACAACGCTATCGCCAGCCGTCTTGACTTCGGCATCCCCCTGGGCGGCCACACCCTTCTGCTGAAGTTCAAGAAGAGCGCGGGAGAACTTCAACTGTTCTTCGCCGAGGCGCTTCAGCTCAGCAGAGTTGCTCTGAGAAGCCTCAGACATCTTGCCTTCGACGCGCTCGAGGGCGTCAAGAATTTCTTTCATTTCCATAGGATCCACCTTTTCATTAGGAGAGAGATTGCTCAAGCCTCTTCAAACGCTCAAGCAGTTCAGTTGCCGCTTTTTCGTCAACATCAGACTCCCTCTGATCAGCGAAAAGCTTCTTGGCTTTTGCGACGATTGTCGTCGCCACGGACTTCGAGAACCCGCCTGCATCCCGCAGGAAATTTTCAAAGTCACGAATTGATTTCAAGTTGTCCACGTCCTCCGAGCGGACTTCAGACACTCGCGCATCTTCATCAGCCGGGAAGTTGACGACGGAAATTTCGTACAGCTTGGACACGGACTTGATGATGCGACCGCCATCTTTCTTCGACTCATAGTCGCCTTCAGCGAGACGGAAGCCGATAGACAGGCCATCGACGGTGCCGTGCTTCATAGCGCTCATGACTGCATCAGCCTGAGTATTGCCGGGCGTGAATTCGCCTTCGACAAGCAGGCCTTTTTCATCCTCGACGGCAGAGATCCACTTGCCGATCGGGATGTCCCAGTCATGCCCCCAGAACATTTTCGGCATGCCGTGCTCGGCAAGCGTCTTCGTATATGCACCGGGGAGAATCGTGTCGCCGTAGGAGTCGTTGCCGTTGAAGGTAGACGCATAGCCTTTGAAGCGCCGACTATCTTGGTCAAATTTGAGTTCCACGCCCGTGAGCGGGATACCCTTGAAATTAAGTTTCATAAGTTATTGCCTCACAGGAGAGCCGTCTTTCGGAGAGGAGCCTGTGCGTTCTTGCATGCCAAGCTTCTCGATCGGCACAAGGTTCGACTGAGCCGTCAAGACGTCGCCGCCTTCGACAGGCGGAAGGTTTTCAAGTCTGCGAATTTCGTTACGCGTCATCGCGCCGTTCTGCGCCATAGTGCTGTAGAACGACGCGCGGGCTTCCGGCGTCGTGCGAAGGAAGCCGTCGAGCTTGAACTCGATCGTCGTGTCCATGTCGGTCACGTCAACAAGACGCCGAAAGAGCGCCTGTTCAAGCTGTTTGCAAAGCGGTCCGATCGTGAACTTGTGGAAGCCTTCAATAATCTGCTGAATGCCGCTTCCCCATGTAGTCGTTGCCGTCGAGCCGACAAGAACGCCCGGCACGCCGAACCATCGACAGATTTCCTCAACACTGAACTGCCGCGTCTGGAGAAGCTGTGCATCCGCAGGCGTCAAACTCAGCTGCTGGTACTTCAAGCCGCGGTCCACAACGTACAGGCCTGCGCCGCCTCTGGACATGCCCTTGAAGCGTTCAAAGACAGCTTTCAGCTGATCGTCGTTCAAGGACGAGTCGGTTTGAAGTACGCCCGACGGCTTCGAATAGGAGCCGTACAGTCTCGAAGCGTTGTCCTGTGCGCTGATCGCCTCATCAGCAGTGGCTCGCATATATTCGAGCTTGCTGAGACCGATAAAGCCGTTCCCTAAGCCCTTCCAATGAATGACATTCTCAGGAGCCAGAACGGAAATAACGCCGTCTTGATAGTAGGTGTAGACCTCACCGCCGGCAGTCACAGAGACTTCCATCTGATCGGGCGATAGCGGTACCAGGGCAATCGGCTCGCCTGCGCCATCACGGATGATCTGTGCATAGGCATTGCCGCGAAGCATGCGGTTGACCACCATAGCCGAGAGGAATTCACTCGGCGTCATCCATGCGTTCGGACGCTCATGAAGGAGCATCCACAGACGACCCTTGTCGGGATTGCGTCCGCCGTCATCCGTGTCCTTGTAGACGTAGAGCGGCAGAGTGCTGATGGTCTGCGCCAGAAGCTCGACGCATGCAAAAACGGCGCTAATCTGTAGCGCCGCATCAGGGGTAACGGTTTTAGTTTGATCCAGTATCGGCTCGACCGGCAGCGGGATTTGCTGACCAGAGGCCGTACCGAGCGGACCTCCCCAGCCCGTCATCCAGTTAACAAGTCGTTTTACAAACATGTGTTACCACTCAAAAAAGCATGGTGCTTTCGACTCTGCGAGGTCTGCGAAGGGGTTTGTTTCCTCTTCTACGTTCGTCGCAATGCCGAGCGCCATAATCAGCGCGACAACACCGTCAATCTTGTTTTCGTAGCGCTCTTTACGCGGAAAGATGTTGTCCTTCGCGTCAAGCTTCGCTACGACATTGCTCATCATCCATCGGAGAACAGGGTTCCCGTTGTGGCAGAGCCGCTTGTCTTGCGTCAACGCCTCGAGCGACTTCATCGGATCCGAGAAGTTCTGCACCGTGTTTCGATACTCGATCATCGGTGCGCCATCGTTCGACAAAGAAGTCGCAAGCTGTAAGGCGTTCCACGGGTCGAAGGCAATGCCCTTGACGTCGTACCGAGACAGGTCCTCGCGGATGTCCTCTTCGATACGACTGAGGTCGGTCATTGCGCCGCCAGACTGGGTGATCCACCCCTCTTCAACCCACCCCTTGTACTGGCTATTCGTCGATCGCTCGACAGCCGCCTCTGGCAGGTAGAAGTCAGCAAAAGTCATGTAGCCGTTTCCATACGGAAACAGAAGGACCTTCGCCGTCACGTCGTTCTTTGCGCCGACGTCCAAGCCGATATAGCAGGGCAATCCTTCATAGAAGGATCGATCGGCTTCAATCGCGTTCCCGTCCCATGCTGGCATATCCATCCACGCACTGGACGCGGAGCACCAAATGTTCAGGTGCTTCGTCAAGAAATTGTTGACTGCGCTCGGCAACTCCTTCGCCTTCTGCTGAAGAGACGTGATCATCTCTGGACGTACCGAAACGCCCCAATTGGGGTTCGCCTTCTCAAGCGCTTCGACAGTCGTCCAATCGTCGCCTTCGTCGATCGTGTAGATGATCGCGAACTGCGTTTCGTCATCGACAACGCCCTCGAGCACCTTCGTGCTCATCGTTCGCACTTCGTAGCAAATGCCAGAAGTGTCGAAGCCGGCAGTCGTGATACACCACAGCAGGGATGATCGACGCTTGCCAAGAGACGTTTCCACGACGTCATATACAGCACGTGTCTTGTGAGCGTGCAGTTCATCAACGACAGCAAGGTGGGTATTCAAGCCGTCAAGCGTAGAGCCTTCGGCGGACTTCGCCTGAAAGGTCGAATTCGTGCCAGGGACATAGAGAGCATTCGCCAGCACCTGCAAGCCGAACTGATTGCGCAACGGCGCGTTCTGTTCAGCCATGACCTGCGCGTCACCAAAGACGATCTTCGCCTGATCACGCGTAGTAGCAAAGCTGTAGACCTCAGCACCCGGCTCTCGATCAGCCAAAAGGCAATAGAGAGCGACGCCAGAAGATAGACAGGACTTGCCGTTCCCACGTGGCACCTCAATGTACACACGTCGGAAGCGTCGACCGCCGTCAGACCGACGACGCCAGCCGAAGGCCGTGGACAGAATGAACACCTGCCAAGGTTCGAGCTTGATGCGAGTACCTGCGAGTTCGCCTTTCGTGTGAGTCAGCAACTCAATGAACTTGCAGACTCGTCCGGCTTCAGTCTCATCAAAGACATATGTCGAGCGAGGCCCCGAATACTTTTCAATGTCAGAGGTCTGACGCTTGGCTGCTAGCTTCACCCACTTGCACGCGGGAATCTTTCCCGTCATCACATCGTCAGCGTACTGGCGAGCGATTGCAATGTAGTTTCTAAAAGTCGCCAAAGTCGTTTACCTCTTCTTCCTTAACGTCAGCCTTCACACGCGCGCGCGAGACAGGCGTAAATCCAAGCTCTTTTTCACACGCGGAAAGGACCTGCTGAATCTTCACGAGAGCGTTATTAGTAATCTCAACAAATAGGTTTCCAAAATCTCTCTAGCAAGAGCTATGGGCTCTCTTCTTGAAGACATCCTATTTGTAGAGACGCGTAATAAACAACGGGTTGAGCGTAACGCCTGCTTCAGTCACCAACGCAATGTCTTCGTGATCCAGTTGCTTCGCAATCTTGCGATACGTCGCGTAGTTTCTCGCCCATCGCTCAAGCACCGTTGCGTCTAGCGCGGTCAAAACCCCTTTGGGCGCACAAGAAATCGCAAGTTTCCAGGCTTCTCGCGCATCCTTCGTCAAACCGATAGGCGGAGTGTCCGTTAGATGTGCATCCGAGGCCGGAGCAGGCGGCCGAGACTTGTACGGCTTGAGTGTGCCGGTTGCGGCCTTCAACGCGTCTGATGTTGGTACTCGTGGCATAAAAGGTCAAAAACTTTACGAAACGGGCATACAAAAAATGAGCTGGGGGCGCGGTCTAGATCCATTGGGGCGGCGACTTTTGACCCGCCCCTACCCTTCACGCGTATCATGAACAGCAAAGCAACCTCAAAAGGAGATCGGCATGGGATTTCTATCAGCCATTTTCAAAGTCTTCTTTCCATCTGGCAGCAGATCAACGAAGCCCGAAAAGAGCGAGCGTGACTACGATCTAGAAGAATGGGAAAGAAACAAGAAGTTATTGACGAAAGCGATGGCAGAAACGCTTGAACTCACCAGCTTCTCTTACGACACCAAATCCAAGTTTCTCAAACAGATCGACACCTATTTGAGCAAGCAAGAAAGCAACGAGAAGTGCACGTTGTTCGATCTCCTTTACCCAATCGTCAAAGACACTGACTGGACTTGGCAAGAGTGGGAATACTGGGCACCGATTTGTTTGTCCAAGCGCATCGCCACTCGCGGCATGCATAAAACGTGCAGGCCTTGGGCAGACGTACTGGACATCGAAGCCGAACGTGCCAAATACACCGTAAACGGATTTGTTGAACGCCACACGATCAAAGATATTCAAGCCAGACTGTCTGCAATCAAGGAAGACGTTCCCGCCTTCAAGAGAAAGAATCAGCTTTCTGAATATCTAGAGAGCAACGAACCCTTGTTCACTCAAATCCTCGATGACGAGATCAAGGAGAAGTGGAACAAGAAGCGTCACAACAACGGCCACACAAAAGAAGCAGAGTTTCAGCTCTTGTGCGAAACAATCGCAGACCGCTACTACGATCTGTCAGAGATTGCTGACGCCAGAGAATGCGGCCCCTGCAAGTTCGAGATAACGTTCGATGACGAGCCAGAAGACGAAGCCTTGTACAAACTTGGAAAGAAGAAGGATGCACCTTGGAAGGGCAAATATCTTCCAAACGTTCCCGGCTTAAGTTTTATGCGAGAGGACGTCTAAAAGGAATTTCCAAAGCCGCCGTCTTCGCGAGCAGTCTTCTTGGAGTGACACTCGTGACACAGCGGCTGAAGGTTTGACTCATCCCACATGAGCACTGGATTGCCCTTGTGCGGCCTGATGTGGTCGACGTCGGTCGCCAACTTGATAATCCCGCGCTTCTCACACTCAACACAGAGCGGATGCGCAGCAAGGATCCGAGCTCGAAGACGCTGCCACTTGTAGCCATAACCACGAGCGGACGACGATCCCTTTCTCTCGGCTCGGCGCCTCTCCCGATCAGCCGCGAACTTCGCGTCACGAGCCTCGCCTGCGGCCTTATGAGCTTCGCAATACTTGGCACCAAGCGGGACCGGCTTGCGGCAGCCTGGATACTTGCAGAGAGTCAAGATCGGCATCCTTCACCTGAATAAAAGGTTCATCTCGGAAGGCCGCGTTCCACGGACTTCCGAGATGAACCAAGAAAATGCGGCTTATTGAGCCTGCTGAACAGGCTTTCCGTCAGAGCCGACAGGTACGTAAACGACCTGCGGTTGCTGAGCTTGTGCCGGCTGCTTCGGTTCGTCGTCCTTTGTCATCACGTCGTAGATGGCATTGCCAGCCATCGAGCCTACGGCCGCACCTGCGACAGTCGACCAGAAGCCGCCACCACTGGAGGTGGTATTTTGGTGAACCGTCTGGTTGACGACGGTCGTATTTTTCTTCACGACGGTCGTGCGCTTAGGGGCATAGGTTTTCGCGGGAGTAGGACGGGAGAACGAACGTCCACCGCTGAATCCACGACCACCTCGTGCTTCTGCCGCTGTAGAAACAAAAAAAGCGACCACAATGGCCGCCACAATAGCTTTCTTCATATCATTCCTTTACAAAATTACACCCCACTCGATATTTCTCCATGAAGAGATGCATATCCGCCGCAGTAGAGTAAAATTTGATGCTCAAACTATCTAAATGGAGGGATGTTTATGGACCCCGTCATCACAAAGGCTGCCGCAGATGCGGCTGTGGCCGTATCTAAAGAGGCATACGAAGATATAGTTCATCCTGCTGCAACTAACATTGGGAAAACAGGGGGCTCTGGCACACGACTATTACACGCAATTTTCGGACGAGGTTGTGATGCTATATCACTTAAATTTGAATTGTACTGGGATCGCGTAGAGCAAAACATTCGACGGCAATGTGCCAAATCCTAATATCCATTTATATTTCCACCTTATGTAAGTAATCAGTCCGGCAAAAGGCAAAAAGAAC